ATGGGACGACGAGGCCCGGCCGCGAAGCCGGTGGAGCTGAAAGTGCTGGAAGGCAACCGGGGCAAGCGCCCGATGTCGGTGAACCTGGACAGCACTTTCCGGCCAGAGGCGGGAATGCCGCCAGTGCCGAAGGGCCTGAGCCCTGGCGCGCGCAAGGTGTGGAAGCGCCTGGGCGCAGAGCTGCTCCGCTACAACCTGATATCGGTTGTGTATTCGGACATCTTTGAGGAGCTGTGCGAAACCGTTTCCGATGTGAAGGAACTGCGCCATTCGCTGCGCGCCCGCCAGAACCTGCTGCGGGCCGAAGGCAAAGACCCGATGGGTGCCTTCGAGGTGACCAGCCCGAACGGGATGCCCATGCAGCACCCCCGTTATCAGATCCTCAAAAGCGAACGGCAAATGATGCTGTCGCTGCTGGCCAAGTTCGGCCTGAGCCCGGCCGAGCAGGCCAATGTGACAACCGCCATCCGCGCGCAGCTGCAGCTCTTCGAGGGCGATGCACCGAAGGATGAGCAATCCCCGGCTGCGCCCGCTGCCGCCCCGGCCTCTCCGAGAGGGTTCACCGACTTCGACTAGCTGCCATGACCCGACCTCACGCCGAGTATTTCGAGCGCGCCAAGGCCTACGCCAAGCGCGTGACCGAAGGGCGAGAGGTCGCGGGGAAGTATGAGCGGCTGGCTTGCAAGCGGTTTCTGCGCGATCTGGAACGACAGGGCGCGGCTGGCTTTCCTTATGTCGTGAATGTGCGCCTGGGTGGCCGCGCGTGCCAGTTTCAGGAACTGCTTTGCCATATCAAAGGCGAGTGGGCCAAGCCAGTCTATGAAGACGGCATGGTGCGCTACGCAAAGATCCGCCTGGAGGACTGGCAGATCTTCTGCGAGTTCAACCTGTTTTGTTGGATTCATCGGCCGTGGACTGAGGCTGAGATGCAGGCGCACCGCGTTGCTGCTGTGAGCGAAGGTCTCGACGCTGAGCAGGTCGAAATGCGCATGCAGGTCGAGCGCGGGAAAGTGGGCAAGCGCCGGTTTCGCCGAAGCTATGAAGAGGTGGCGCGCAAGAATGCGAAGAGCACGCGCGCTGCCGGCCGTTGCCTGTACCTCGCCTTTGCGGACGATGAGCCCGGCGCACAGGTCTACAGCGCGGCGACGACTGGCGAGCAGGCCCGCGAAGTGTTCGATACGGCGCGCGAAATGGTGCTGCGTGACAGCGAGTTCCGCGAGCGCTTCGGCGTCACGGTGGGCCGCCACGACATCAGCTGCCCGAGTACGGCCAGCAGCTTCAAGATTCTGAATGCCGAGGCCAGCACGCAGGACGGCCTGAACGTGCACGGCGCGGCCGTGGATGAGGTGCACGCGCACAAGAAGCGCGACCTGTGGGATGTGATCGAGTCGGCGGACGGTGCCCGCAGTCAGCCGCTCATCTCGGCCATCACCACGGCCGGCAAGGACACGGGCGGCATCTGCTTCGAGCTTCGCAGCTACACCATCAAGGTGCTGGAGGGAACGCACGTCGATGAGACGTGGTTCGGGGTGATCTACACCATCGACGAGGGCGACGATTGGAAAGATCCGAAGGTCTGGCGCAAGGCGAATCCGAACCTGGGCATCAGCGCCAAGGTGGACAAGCTGGAGGCCACGAAAACCAAGGCGCTGGCGACACCCAGCAGCCGGGGCAATTTCCTGACCAAGCACCTGAACGTGTGGACAAATGCCGGCACCAACTGGATGGACATGGAGGCGTGGAATGCCTGTGCAGATACCTCCTTGCGGGAAGAGCAGTTCACCGATGAGGAGTGCTATGCGGCTTCCGACCTGGCAGAGAAAAACGACTTCGCGGCCAAGGTCAAGATTTTCCGGCGCGGCGAAATGTGGTTCGTGTGCACACGTCTGTACTACAACCAAGTTGCGGTGCAGGAGAGCAAGACGGCGCAGCTGTCGGGCTGGGTGGAAGAAGGATGGATCAAGGTCAGCCCTGGCAACCTGACCGATTTCGACATGATCGCGGACGACCTCAAGGCCGACCGCGACATGCATGACTTGAAGGAAGCCGCATACGACCCGGCGCTGTCCAGCTACTGGGCGCGAAAGCTGATCGATGAGGGCCTGCCCATGGTCGAGATCACGCAGCGCAGCCTGTTTTTCACGCAGCCCCTGCAGGAGCTGGAAGCCCTGGTCCTGGCCGGCAAGGTGCGCCATGACGGCAATCCCTGCATGAGCTGGATGGTCAGCAACCTGGTGGTGCTGACCAGCAAATACAACGAGCTGAAAAGCCCGACCAAGAACCGCAAGGAAGACAAGATCGACGGCGCCATTGCCATGCTGATGGCGTTCGGCCGTGCCTTGGCTCTTGCGGAACCTCAAACCGATAAGCGCCAGAAAGCCAAGGCTTTCTGGGCGTCATTTGCAGAAGCGAACAGCACATGAGCCCAATCCGAAAAGCGGTGCTCGGGGCGATGGCCTGGGCGCTCAAGGGCACCGACCTGACCCTGACCAACCCGCAGGGCTGGAATGTCCTGGGCGTAGGTCCGACCTGGGCAAAGGTGCCCGTGGGCGAGTTGACGCAGTTGAAGATCACTGCGTCATGGTCTGCGATCCGGCTGATTGCCGAGACCGTGGGCACCATCCCGCTGCACCTTTACCGCACTACACAGAAGGGGCGGGAGCGGGCCAAGGATGACGCGCGCTACACGCTGGTGCACGACCAGCCCTGTGACTACATGACGGCCCCCGAGTGGAAGGAAGCCATGGTGGTGAGCCTTGCCACCATGGGCCAGTCCTACAACCCGGTGGACCGCATGGAGTCCACGGGGCGCATCCTGCAGATCCAGCCGGTGCACAAGTCCCGAGTACAGCCCGAGGTGCAGCAGGACGGGTCAATCGTCTACTGGCTCACCGACCGCCAGGGCCGGCGCATCAAGCGCCGGCGCGAGGACGTGATGCCCATCCGGGGCTTCGGCGGTGTGGGCGATCTGGAGGGCTATGCCCCGCACCAACTGCACAGCAACAGCCTGGCCCTGGCCGTGGCGCTGGAAAAGTATGCGGCCGAGTTCTTCGGCAGCGGTGGCCGGCCCCAAGGCATCTTGAAGACCACGGCGGACTTTGGCGAACAGCAGCGCGATCAGATCCGCGCGGGCTTCGCGCAGTACCTCAAGGAGTCGCGGGACAAGGGCGAGCTGCCGGTGCTGGACGGTGAGACCGACTATCTGGCCATCAGCACCCCGAACAACGATGCTCAGTTCATCGAGTCGCGCAAGCTGCAGATTGCCGAGGCGGCGCGCATCTACCGCGTGCCCCTGCACATGCTGATGGAGATGGATAAGGCCAGCTACGCCAACACCGAGCAGGCCAACAAGCATTTCCTGGATTACACGCTGATGGCGTACCTGGTGCGGATCGAGGCCGGGCTCAACAGCAGCCTGCTGACGCCCGCCGAGCGTCGCGCCGGCATGTATTTCCAGTTCGATGTACGGGGCCTGCTGCGCGGCGACAGCACGCAGCGCGGCGAGTACTACGTGAAGCTGCGCACGGCCGGTGCCATCACGCAAAACGAGATCCGCGAGCTGGAGGACATGCCGCTCATCGACGGCGCAGACGACTTGCATGTGCCGCTCAACATGGCCCCCTCGGACCTGCTGGGGGAGATCCTGACCCGAAACAAAGGAGGCGCCTGATGGACCGCCTGACCGCACCGATTGAAATCAAGGAAGCCAAGGCAGACGGCACGTTCACCGGCTATGCCGCCGTGTTCAACAACGTGGATCTGGGCCGGGACGTGATCATGCCCGGCGCATTCCGCGCGATGAAGGAAACGCGCGACGGCAAGGTGCGCATTGCCATGAACCACGACCTCAAGCGCCTGGCCGGCAAGGCCAAGTGCACGCAGGACGAACACGGCCTGAGGGTCGATGGCCAGCTCACCCTGGGTGTGAGCTATGTGCAGGACGCCTATGAGCTGATGAAAGCCGGCGTGCTCGATGGCCTGTCCGTGGGCTTCGACATCGTGCCAGGAGGCGCCACCTGGGAAGAGCGCGATGGTGACTATGTGCGAATCATCAAAGACGCGGTGCTTTGGGAATTCTCCCTGGTGCCGTTCGGCATGAACCCTGAAGCGCTGGTGGAGACCGTCAAGGCCGCCACCACGATTCGAGATTTCGAGGCGCAGCTGCGTGGCCTCGGATACAGCCAGCGCGAGGCCAAGGCCTTGGCTGCTGGCGGCTTTCAGTCGCTGGGCCGCCGGGACGGCGACCCGGACAGCGAGACGCTGGCAGACAACCTCAAGCAACTCACGCACGCATTTACCTGGAACTGAAACATGCACTGCATTACCCGAAAGCGCGTCACTTACGCATTCCTCGCTGTCCTGGCGATCCTGGCCGTTGCCAGCGCCCTGGGCGTTCCCATCGTTGCGCCCGATGCCTGGGCCGGTCTCGCTGCCGCTGGCTCCCTGCCTGTGGCCCTGACGGGTGAGGTGGGCGGCGATATCCGCAAGGCCATCGACCAACTGACCGACACTGCGAAGGCGGCCAAGGAAACCGTTGAGCAAGTCCGCAAGGCCCATACCGAGCTGGACGGCAAGGTGTCCAAACTGCATGACGAGATGAAGTCAGGCATGGTCGATGCCACCACCAAGGCCGCATTTCAGGATGCTGTCCAGAAGGTGGACAAGGTCGAGAAGGCTTTGGAAAAGGTCAACGACGAAGTGGCCGAGATCGCCAAGAAGGCCGCCAACCTGCTGGGCGGTGGCGGCGACCAGAAAAAGAGCCTGGGCCAGATCGTGGGCGAGTCCGAAGTTTGCAAGAGCTATCGCGGTGGCGTGGCCGAGCTGGCAACGATGAATGCGCCCCTGTTCGGCAAGGCCGCGATCACCAGCGGCCCGGCAAGCGCCGGTGCGCTGATCCTGCCGCACCAGGCTGGAATCGTCATGGGGCCTGATATGGCGCTGACGGTGCGCGATCTGTTCATGGCCGTGAGCATCGCTACAAACTCCGTCGAGTGGGTGCAGGAAAAGCTCTTTACGAACAATGCCGGCTCTCGCAATGGTGAAGGCAACGCGCTACCCGAATCCGGCCTGACGTTTGAGAAGAAAAGCTCGCCCGTCGAAAACATCGGCCACTGGATTCCCGCCAGCCGCCAGGTGCTGGCCGACGCGCCGCAGCTGCAGGGCCTGGTCGATGGCCGCATGCGCCAGGGCCTGAAGATCAAGGAAGACGCGCAACTGCTGTTTGGTGACGGCACCAATGGCAACCTGCTGGGCCTGACGCCGCAGGCCGTGGCATTCAGCGCTACCGGCATGCCTGCCGTGCCCTCGGGTGGTCCGGCCCATACCAAGCTGGACTATCTGCGCTGGGCCTTCCTGCAGGTTGCCAAGGCGCAGTATCCGGCCACCTTCGCGGTGCTGAGCCTCGAAGACTGGGCACTGATCCAGATGATGAAGACCAACGACGGCGCCTACATCTTCGGCACGCCCACGGATGGCGCCGCGCCGCGCGTGTGGGGCAAGACCGTGGTGGAGAGCCATGCCATGGCGGCCGATGACTTCCTGGCCGGCAGCGGCTTCGCGGCAACGATCTATGACCGTGAGGAGGTCAGCGTACGCGTGGCCGAGCAGCATGCGGACTTTGCGATCAAGGGCATGGTGGCCCTGATCGTGGAAGAGCGCCTCGGCTTCACGGTGGAGCGCCCCTCTGCCATCGTGGCGGGCCAGTTCCCCGCGCCGTAAACGTTCCCTCAACCCTCGGGCAAACGCCAGCCTTTGCGCTGGCGTTTGGCATTTTTGGAGAGAAAACATGGAAGTAGCAAAGACATTCGAGCGCGACGGCAAGCGCTACCGCCCGGGCGACCCGTTGCCCGAGGGCCTGGACGCCGTGACCCTCGCGCACTACAAGCGACACGGCATGGTCCGCGAACCTCGCGCCAAGACGCCAGGCCCAGCCGAGAAAAAGCCCGCTGGCCCTGCCAGCCCGCCCCAGACACCCACCCCTCGCCGCAACAGCTCGCCCAAGCCGGCGAATACGGCAGGCCTGCAAGCGGCAGGGCAGGGGGCTGCAACAGAAACCGCGCCGCCAGCGCCGCTTCCTCCCACTGATCCCACGCCGCCGGCAGATCAGCCGGCCGCCGCTGGCGACGGCGTGGCGACTGGCGTGGCGACTGGCGAGGCGGCGGGCATGCAAGAGGGCGGGGCAACACCAGTGGATGGGCCGGCAGCTCAAGAGCCCGCCAAGGAGTGAGCATGCCCAAGCCCCTGGTAAGCCTGGAGCAGGCAAAGGACCATCTCAGGGTGGTGTCCAGCCTGGAAGACGCTGACATTCAGCTCAAGCTGTCGGCGGCAACGGGAATGGCTGTCAGCTACCTGGACCGAGGGGTTTTCGCAGACCAGGCGGATCTTGATGAGGCCTTGGCCGCTGACACAGCCGGCCCGCTGCCAATGGTGTGCACGGACATGGTTCGCGCGGGCATTCTGCTGATCCTGGGCGACCTGTACACCAACCGTGAGGAGGTGGTCACGGGGACCATCGCAACACGGTTGCCCACAGGCGCCCGCGCATGTTTGCGGCCGTTGCGGCGCATGGGGTGCTGACATGCAGGCCGGCAAGCTCAATGAGCGGATCACTCTGCAGCGCCTGGCCATGGGCCAGGACAGCAGCGGCGGCATGGTGCGGCAGTGGGTGGATCTGGCAAAGGATCTGCCCGCCAGCCGGCGCGACTTCTCGGGCTCGGAGCGCCCCGCCACCGGCGCCGCTGGCGGCATCGTGGCAGTGGCCCGTACCGAGTTCACGATTCGCTGGATGCCCGGTATCGACACCACCATGCGGGTGCTGCATGAGGGCGAGTGTCACAACATCCAGCACGTCAACAACTTCGCAGGCCGGCGCGAATCGCTGATCCTGACCTGTGAAACGGGAGTCAACGATGGCTGACAAACCCGAGTTCACAGGCGTGCCCGACCTGACTGCAGCCTTCCGCGAAGTCCGCGAGGACATGGCGCAAAAAGTCTCGCGCCGCATGGTGGTCGCTGGCGGCAAGGTGATTACCAACCGTGCCAAAGCGATTGCCAAGGCAAACGGATCGGTGATCACCGGCGCCATGGTCGAGAACATCGCTATCAAGCGTGAGCCCAACGCCCCGGACGGGACCGCGCAGTATCACATCGGTGTGCGCCACGGCCGCGACCAGACCAAGCGCGTACAGGCCAAGGGGCAAAAGCGCCTGGTCGTGAGCCGGGGTCGCATCAAGGTGCGGCGCGACAACGACCCGTTCTATTGGCGCTGGGTCGAGACCGGCCGCCGTGTGGTGCCTGCATCGGTCAAGTCTGGCGTCACGACATACACGCAGCGGCTTCGCAATGGCCGCGTGGTAGTTCGCACGCGCAAGTACGAGGCCACAAGCCTGCGAGCGCGCCGGCGGGCGGCCTCGCAGGGCGTGGTCGGCCGCAAGCCGTTCATTGAGCCCGCACTGCAGCAGGAGCGTGACAACGCCATCACGGCCATGGACCAGGCGCTGCAGCGCTACCTGGCCAGCGAAAGAAAGAAGGGAGGCGCATGACTGCAGGCCCGAGCATCCATCAGCGTCTGCTGCCTGCTCTCAAAGCGGTGCTGGCCAATACCTGGTGGCTTGAGCTGCCGGCCCGCCCGACTTGGCCAGCGGCTGTTTTCAGCGTCGAGACGGCACCGGAGCCCGGATGGTGCGCCGGCGGCGGCTACGACGCACACGACGCCACGGTGATCGTGCTCAGCCGCAGCGCGGTCGAGCTGGACACCCTGCTGCCGACCAGCGGCGGCGGCAGCGTGCGCGCGGCTGTCGAGGCCATGGAGCACTACCAATGGGAAGTGGGCTGCGAGGACGCGGACTATGAAGACGATCCGCAGGTCTACGCCCGCGCCCTGATCGTGCGCTTGCGCACGCCCCGATTCACCACAGCAAAGGACACGCCATGACGGCAAAGAAAGACAAGGACGAGACAGTGCACACGTCTGCACCGGCCCCGCAGAGTACCAAGCCGGCGAAGCCCGCGCACCACCAGGCCACCACGCTGCCGCCCCGGGATGCGTTCCACGGCAAGGCGGGCCGCTACGTGCGCGATCCCGCTACCGGCCTGCGCGTGCCGCAGGACTGATCGCAGGCCCTATCCCTCAACCTCTGAAAGGAATCCCCATGGCAAAGTCCATGAAACAGATGCTGCTGCTGGCCATGGTCCAGACGGCGGCGGGCACTGCGGCCACGCCTACGGCGGCGGCCAATGCCATCCTGTGCCGGGCGCTGATGCCCGAGCCCATCACGGCCGACCAGGTGGCGCGCGATCTGATCCGCCCCTACAAGGGCAACAGCGGCAAGCTCACGGCCGGCGAGCATCGCAAGCTGTCGTGCGAAGTGGAAATCGCCGGGAGCGGCACGCCAGGCGTGGCGCCTGCCTACGGCGATCTTCTGCAGGCCTGTGGCTTTGCGGAGACCGTCACGGCCGGCACCGATGTGCAGTACACGCTGGTGAGCGGCGGTGAGCCGCTGCTGACGCTGTATGGCTATCTGGATGGCACGCTGTTCAAGATCGTGGATGCCAAGGGTACGGTCAGCTTCGAGCTGAACCCCAAGGGCATCCCCGTCATGAAATTCGAGTTCCTGGGCGCTTACTCCAAGCCGGAAGAGGGCGCCATGCCCACGGGCGTGGATTACTCGAAGTTCATGCAGCCCAAGGTCGTCGGCAAGACCAACACGCCCACGCTCACCATCTTCGGGCACAGCGCCTGCACCAGCGCGTTTTCGGTCAACCTGGCCAATCAGTTGAACTGGCGCGAGCTGATCAACTGCGCAGGCGCGGCCAGTCCCGACCGCCAGCCCACGGGCTCCATCACCATGGAGTTTCCAAAGGTCACGACAAAGGACTGGACCGAGATCGTGCGCAACAGCGAGCGCGGCGCGGCCGTGATCGTCCACGGTGTGGACCCCGGCAACATCGTTGAGCTGCAGATGCCCAACATCCAGCCCGGCCCGTTCACGCTCAGCGATGACCAGGGCGTGGCAATGATGGCCTTGCCCTTCGACCTGGTGCCCATCGTCGGCGATGACGAATTGGTGCTGATCGTGCGCTGACGTGATTTCCCTTCCCTTGCCGCCAGAGGCCGCCTTGTGCGGCCTTTTGCTTTTGGTGCTCGCACGGGCCGCCGTGCGCCACCGCATCCGCTTCCCTTATTCAACAACTCTGGAGTTCATCCATGTTCAATCTCACCCCCTCGGAAACCTTCAAGGAAACCGTAAAGATTCAGGTCAAGACCGAAAGCGGCTCTTGGCGCGAAGAGTCGTTCACGGCGATTTTCCAGCGCTCCGATGAAGAGCGCCGCCAGGAACTGCACAACAAGCCCTTTGCGGAAGTCGTGGACGAATTCCTGGTGGGCTGGGAAATGAAGGATCTGCAGCGCATGCCCGTCGAGTTCACCCCGGACAACAAGGCCGCGTTCATGCGCCTGCCTGCCGCCGTGCGTGAAACGGCCATTACGTACCTGCGCACCAACGCGGGCGCCAAAGAAAAAAACTGATCGAGGCCGCGCGCTGGTGGGCGGGCATTCGCCCCTCGCCGGCCGATCCCTTCGCGCCGCAGGAATCCATGCTGGATGCAATGCGCGCGATGGGGGCGCCGGCCGGGGACATCGAGCGCGTGGCACAGGCCATTGCCGAGCAGCGCGCGGCCGTCGAGCAGCCCCCCGAGGAATTCGGGATCTACCGGGATAACTGGCCCGTCGTCACGGCCTGGCGGGCGCTGGAAACGCAATGGCATTTCGCGGGCATGGATGGCACCCGCATGGGCCTGCACTACGGCTGCGCCTCCGCCTGGCTGGACATGTTCGTGCCCCAGCGGCAGCGCCGCAAGGTGATGGTGGGCCTGATGGTCATGGAGCGCGGCGCGCTCGCGGCCATGAATGAAATCCGAGAACAAAGCAAGGAGGACTAGCAATGTCTGCATTGGGATCGCTGGTCGTCAAGCTCGCGCTGGAGTACGCGCAATTCAGCCAGGGGCTGCAGTCCTCTGAGCAGGATGTGAAGCAGCACGCCAAGCGCGTGCAGGATGCCTATGACAACATGGCCGCCGGCGTGTCGGCCCGCATGGACAGCCTCAAGGGCGCTGTGCTGGGCGCCATCGGCGGCGCGATCAGCGTGGTCGGAATCACCTCGGCCATCGCCAAGATCAAGCAGGAGACCATCGACGCCGAAAAGGAGCAGACCCAGCTCGCGGCCGCGATCAAGTCCACAGGTGGCGCGGCTGGCTGGAGCGTTGAACGGCTCAACGCCATGGCCGACAGCATGGAAAAGACCAGCACTTTCAGTGCGGGTCAGATCAACCAGGCGCAGACGCGCATGCTCAGCTATGCGGGCGTGGTGGGCGATCAGTTCCCGCGTGCCATGCAGGCCGTGATCGACATGTCCGAGCGCATGGGCTACGAGGTCACGGCCTCGGCCGAGACTATCGGCAAGGCGCTGGACGTGCCCAGCGAAGGGCTGACGGCGCTGTCAAAGCAGGGCTTTCGGTTCACTGATGCGCAAAAGGAGCTGGTCAAGCAGTTCGAGCGCACGGGCCAGACAGCCAAGGCGCAGGACATCATCCTGCAGGCCCTGGAGTCCAGCTATGGCGGCGCGGCCCAGGCCGCCCGGGACACGCTGGGCGGTTCGCTGACGGCTGTTGGCAACACCATCAACAGCCTCATGACGGCGGACAGCGCGAGCCTGCCAGGCCTGCGCGATAGCGTCGAAGGGCTCAACAGCACGCTCAACAGCGATGACGTGCGCAACGGCTTCCAGACCCTGATCAGCGGGCTGGTCGACGTGGGCAGCTTTGCCGCCAGCAGCATGGCGGGCATCGTCAAGCTGGGCCAGGCCGTGGCCGAGCACAAGGGCGAAATCGGCGTGGTGCTGGGCATGATCGCCGGCACGGCCACGGCGGCCGGGGCGCTGCAGGTTGCCAATGCCATCGGCGCCGCTGGCGGGGTGTGGGGGGCATTGACCAAGGTGCGCGGCGCGGTGATCGCGCTGAGCCTGGCCCTCGCGGCGAACCCGGCCACCCTGGTGCTGCTGGGCATTGGTGCGGCCACGGGCGCGGCCATTGCATCGAACCTGGGCGACCCAGTGGGTGACAGGCTCAGCAAGGAAATCGAATTCCAGACCGAGCGCCTGGCACAGGCCGAGGCCCTGCTTGCGCGCGCTGGTGGCCCTAAAGGGCAGATGACGGCCAAGCTTGAAGAGCGCATTGCCGGCATCAAGAGTCATCTGGATGTCCTGCGAACCGCGGCCGGCGCGGCAAAGCCAGCCGTTGAGGAGGTGGCGACTCAGGTTGCCGGTGTGGCGGCGGCCGCCAACAGCACGCAGATCCCGCTGGGCCAGTCCGAAGACTGGATCAAGAAATACGGCACGGCGGCGCAGAAAGCCGCGCTGGAAGTCGAGGAATGGAAACGCAAGCTCGGCTCTGCATTCACGCCCGAGATGCAGCGCCAGGTCGAAGAGACCTATGCCAAGCAGGATGCGGGGGCCAAGGCCAGCGCGCAGTCGGCCAAGCAGTTGCAAACCAGCTACGACAACCTGCTGCAGTCCATCGCAGAGAAGACGGCAGAGCAGCGACAGGAATTGTCCAGCGGCGAAGCCTTGACCGAGTCCGACAAGATCCGCATCAAGTTCAATGAGGATCTGAAAGACAGCCTCAAGGGCCTGACAGCCGCCCAGCGCGCCAACGTGCTGGCCAAGATCGACACGCTGGCGGCGCTGGAGAAGGAAAACGAGGCCGCGAAGAAGGCAAAGAAGGCCACTGAGGAAGAGCGCAAGTACCGCCAGGAATGGCTTGGCATACAGGCCAAGACGGTCGAAGAGCTGGAGGCCGGCAACAAGTCCCTGCGCGAAGAGATTGAGCTGATCGGCCTGAGTGCGGACCAGCAGCGGGCGGTCCTTGAACTGCGGCAAATGGCTGTGATCCTGTCCAAGGAACAGCAGCTGGCCGAGATGGAGCGTGCTGCTGCCTTGACCGGCACCATGACGGCCGAGCATGCGCTGCTGCAGCAGGAAATCGCCCTGCTGCGCGAGCGCCTGGCCCTGACCTCCCAGAAGGACGGGAAAGAGGCCGCTGCCAAGGCTTCGGCCGCCAGCGTGACCGAATGGCAAAAGGGCGTTGACCAGATCGGCCAAAGCCTCACGGACCAGCTGATGGCCGGAGGGCGGTCGTTCGGCGACTACCTCAAGAACCTGGCGCGGACGTTGATCCTGCGGCCGCTCATCATGCCGATGGTGCAGCCTGTGGCCGCCTATGCGGCGAACATGCTGGGCTTGTCTGATGGCGGTGGTACGCAGGGCAATGCCCTGGCTGGCGTCAAAAGCGTGACGGATATCTGGTCTTCTTTCTCGGGCGGCAGCTCGGGAGTGGTCGCATCGGGCGTGATCGGTCTGGGCAAGCTCATGGGCAGCAGCTTCCTGGGTGAGCTGGGCGCTGGCATCGCTGCAGGCGGGCAGCTTGGAATCGGTGGCGTGGCTTCCCTATGGGGATCTGCCAGCGGCACGACTGCGGCCGGCATGGGATTGGGCGCTGCCATTCCCTACATCGGCGTTGCGATTGCGATTTTCTCGCTGCTCAAGAGCGGCTTGTTTGGTTCCCGTGGCCCCAACCACTCGGGCGGTGTCTATTCGACCAGGACGGACGACTGGGACGACGCCACAAAGCAGGCCCTGGGCAAGGATGCGTGGGGCAATGCGCTGGGCGACTTCACCAAGCGCGGCAACAAGGAACTGGGCGAGCAACTGGGCACCACGGTGAAAGCCTTGGCCGAGGTCTACAAGTCCCTGTCCAAGTACGCGAGCGGCAACGTGCGAGAGGTGGACATTGCCGCAGGCTTTGCGACCAACCCGAAGTATGGCGATGAGGACGCCCACGGCTATTTCCAGATCATCGACAAGGTGACGGGAGAAGTGCTCAAGTCGTACAAAAACCGCGACTTGGGCAACGACCCGGAAAAGGCCTTCACGCAGTTCGTCGCCGACATGGGCGGCGCCCTGGTGGGTGAGCTGAAAAAAGCCGACCTGCCGGCATGGATGCGCGATGTCTTTGATGAGCTGGGCGACGACATCACGCTGGAAAGCTTCAACGCGATGCTGCAAAAGGTCCAGCTCACGGCCACGGCGGTGGAGGGCTGGACAAACAACATCGTCAACTTCGGCGAGATGGGCGACAAGGCAATTGCCAAGCTCATCAAGGAGATGGGGGGCATCGAGAACGCGATAGCGGGCATCGACGCCTTCTATGCCGGCTTCTACACGGAAAGCGAACGGGTCGAGAACGCCGCGAAGGTGCTGGACAAGTCGCTGAAGGATCTGAAGCTGGAGATTGACCCGCGTCAGGGCCAGGCCGCGAAAGAGCAGTTCCGCAAGCTGATCGAAGCGGCGATGGCCGCCGGCGATGTCGAGCTGCTCGCCAAGCTGCTGCCCATGGCACAGATGTTCGGCGAGGTGGCCGATGCTGCTGGCCGCGTGCTGGATGGTTTGAAGGAGGACCGCTCCAAGCTGGAAGCCGAGTACCTGCGCGCGACGGGCCAGACGGACAAGTACCGCGAGGCCCTGCGCAAGCTGGCGACCGAGGGCATGAGCGAGGCCGAGCGCGCAGCCTGGGACTACAACGAGGCCCTGCGCGCCGAGATTGCGGCCCGCGACAAGCAGACGGATCTGGAGCGGCAGTTGCTGGAGCTTTCCGGCGACACGGCCGAGCTGCGCCGGCGCGAGCTGGCCGCGCTGGACCCGAGCAACCGCGCGCTGCAGCAGCGGATATGGGCGATTGAGGACGAGCGCGAGGCCGTGACAGCGGCTCACGATCTGTTCCGGCGCGCGTACCAACGCGACCGCGATGCGCTGCAGGGCCAGGCGTCAACGCTGCAAAGCACCATCAGTGCGATCAGCTCGGCCGTGAGCATGCTCAACAGCACGGCCAATGACTTGTGGGGCAGCGTGGACAGCACGCGGCAACTGCTGGCAGCGCAGGGGATGGTCTACATCGAGCGCGCGCTGGCAGGCATGCGTGCCGGGGCTTCGGTCACGGACTATGCAGGCCTGCAGGACGCCATCGGTGCAGCGCGCAATGGCATCACCAGCGGGGAGTACACCAGCGAGTTTGAACGCCGGCGCGACACCAAGGTGCTGGCGGGCCAACTGGCCGAGATGGGCGAGATTGCCGGCATACAGCTGTCGTTTGAAGAGCGGCAACTGAAGGCGGTGCAGACCCAGATCGAGCAGCTGGATGCCCTGGCCAATACCGCTGACGAACTCGTCAACGGCACGGCTGCGCTCAGCGACACGGTGCGGGGCTATTTCGACAAGCTGCTGGCACTCATCGCTCCCAAGACCACCACGCCAGGCCAAAAGCCCGGCGGCAGCAATGGAGGCGGGGCGGTGCTGGGTCCGGGCGGCGAGGTCAGCACTGAGCCGGTGGACGCCAAGTATTCGCGGCCGCGCTTCGATGGTGTCAGCGGCACCTGGTACGAGCCGGTGATTGATCCGGGAACCATCAACCGCCTCGACGGGCTGTATGACAAGTACCACGCCTATGACGGCACGGGCGACCTCAACGGCCTCATGCAAAGCATGCGCGATGCAGGGGCCACGCTCTCGGATCTGGAGGCGCTCAGCGGGTACTACGCCCGGGATTGGGCCGAGGTCGAACGGATCACGGGCATCAAGTTGCGCGCTTTCGATATCGGAACCAACTACGTCCCGTTCGACATGCCGGCCATCGTGCATGCGGGCGAACGCATCGTGCCTGCGGCCGACAACCGCAGGCTGATGGCTGCGCTGGATGGTGCTGGCGGCCCTGCAGGCGGGGCAGTGCTGGAGGTGCTGCAGGCGGTGCGCGAAGGGATCGATGCCCTGCGCGAAGCGGCCGAAGCAACCGCAGGACACACGAGCGTGCTGCCCGATTACACGGACCAGCGCGACCGCGTGAGCGGCGGCGGAAATGCGGACTACGTGGTGATTGCCAATGTGGAAGAGGTGGCCGAAAAGCTGGCGAAGGTATTGGAGAAAGGAACGGCATGAACATACTTTTGCCCATCACGATCACGGAAGCCATGATTGCGGCCGGGACCACCATCCCGGCCGTCGATGCGGGCATGGGGGAGGTGGCATGGGTGGCCGGCGACTATGCGCTGGGCGCCCGGCTCACCTACAAAGGGTGGACCTGGCAGTGCACCAAAGCCATTGCCGGTGCCCCCGTCAATGCCTACACGCCCGACGATCCGCGCGCATCGCAGCACTGGGAAAAGGATGAGACCTCTCCCACGAATCGAATGGCGCCGTTTGACGAATATGTCTTCACTGCAGCCAAGCAGCGCGGGGGCCTCAAGTACGTCTTGACGCCCCCGTTTTTCAATGGCGTGGCGATGTACGGCGTGGAAGCGGACCAGACCGATATCAAGGTCTATGAGCCAGGTGCTGCACCTGGTGCGCCGCCCATTCACTCGCATGGGCAGACCATGTGGGAACAGGCGTTCGGCGAGTGGGAATACCTGTTCGGCAACCTCGAAAAAACCAACAAGTACACGGGCTCGGGTTATCCAATCCGGCCCGTGTCTTCGTTGGAAATCACGCTGAGCCGCAGCGATCCGCAGGCCATGGCCGAGCTGGGCTATCTCAGCATCGGCCAATGGCAGCAGCTGCTCGCACCGTTGTCCGACAAGGGCGGCACGGAGTTTGGCGCGGAGGTTTCGCCCAAACGCTATGGCCTCTGGAAAGCCAACGGCGACGGCACCTACCTGCGGCAGAAAGGCCGCGTGGCCAAGCTCATCACCGCATCGGTGCTGATCAATGCCAAGGACGCCCCGCGCGTCTCGCGGCTGCTGGAAAAGATCATCGATATCCCCGTGGCTGTCGAGGCCAGCGATCTGCCGCAGTACGGCCATATCTCAACGGTGGGTTTTGTTACCGGCACGGTGCGCGCCGAGCGCGCCACTTTCGCAAGAGTCAATATCAAAGTAGAGGGCAACGTATGAGCCTGATCCCTGAAATCCCGGCGGCACCCTTTGTGCCGCTGTATCCGGCCCTGGGGAGCCTGAATTTCAACCAGGAGGCGTATGCCTATGGCACGGCCATGCCTGGCGTAACGGCCAAGCTGCGGGAGATTGCAGCCGCCTGTCGCGAATGCGCGCTCGCTGCGCGCGAAGATGCGATGTCTGCCGAGTCCTCGCGCATGCTGTCAGCGCAACAGGCTGACCAAGCCATGAGCTACCGCAACCAGGCTGCGAACTCGGCGACGGCGGCAGCTGGCAGCGCGTCAACGGCCAGCACACATGCGAGCAATGCCGTGGGTGCTTACACGCAGATGCAGGCCCTTTATCTGGGTGCGAAGGCCTTGAACCCTGCCAAGGACAACCAGGGCAATGCGTTGCAGATCGGTGCCTGGTATACCTACGTTGGCTCGGACCCCGCTTTGAAAGGGGTGTGGCTCTGGTGGGATGGAGACGGCTGGAATCCCGGCATCGGTCCGGTCATCGGCACACTGATGCCCAAGTCCGGGGGCAAATTCTCTGGCTATGCATCGGGTCCTTCCGGGGCGACGGGTGAGCAGTTTCCACAGGCCCAGGAAGTGCTGCCACGCAAGGTCGTGAACCTTGCCGCAGGCACGGGCGATCTGAACACGCTGCCGCATGAGGTGTTGTTTGCGGATGGTGCGGGCCTGGCCAATCAGCCGCCTTCGGGCGACAACTGGCACTACTACTTTCAGATACCGCATTCGTCACCCAACTACAAGCTGCAGATTGCTGGTGGACTCACAGCGGGCACCCCGCTGTTCTTTCGTCGGCAGGTCAATGGCAGTTGGATATGGCCGGGCTGGCGGCGCTTGCTCGACAACATTGACTGTATCCCCGGCCTGAAGACGGAGGCCATCGCCGTTGGTGTCACGGACTGGGAGGTGGACCCGGGGCAAGGAATGATCCAGCAGGTTTCCATCTCCGGCCCCACAAAGTTCTGGCTCAAAGGTCCGCGCCGAGGTGGAGACACAGTGATGCTCAAGGTGCAATTCCTCGGAGGCATTCAGAGCATCGGTTTTGACGCTGCTTCGGTGATTCCCCCGAAAAACCCAATACCAACCTATGCCACGAACGAGGTATTGACCATGCTGTTTATCAATCGTGCAGGCTCGGCTAAGTACGACCTCTACTACTGCGGAGTGCATCCCGCATGACGCCGTTCTACTTGCTCGCGGCGGCAACCAAAACGGCCGTGCTCAACATCAATGCGTCCATCTGGAAACCGAACCTGCTGGCTCTTGCCCAGGCTGCAGGTTGGGGGCCGGGCATGCTTCTGAATGTCAATGTCGCTGCTGGCGTCAACGTCTGCAACTTCGTGATCACCGGCTTTCCTCACGACAGCGTCACGCTGACGAACCGGGGTGTCATAGGTGGCGAAGCGGGGGGCGGCGTGGGCCTGAAAACGGATGCGCGGTGCCGGGTGGACAACCTGGGTGGTCGCATCTTCGGAGGCGGCGGAAATGGCGGCGATGGCGGTGGCTCATCGTGCTTTTACAACAGCACATACCTCAGTGGATGGGGCGGAGCAGGTGGCGGCGGCGCTGGCTTTATTGGATCAGGCAACTCGGTTGTGATGATCGCTGCATCAGCTGGATCGCCGGGCACCTATCAAATTTATACGGGCGCCTTGCTGGGTGGGCATTCCGCGCCTTGGGTGCAGGGTGGCCAAGGTGGGGATGGCGGGGCGACCGGGTTCTCTGGGGGCGAGGGGGACGTGGGGAAATATGGCGGCACTGCGAGCGGCGCGGTCAACGAGGTTGGATATCGCGGCGGCCGGGCCGGCAATGCAGTCGAGGGAAATGCTCTCATCACATGGATTGCCGAGGGCACGATCACAGGCCCCCGGGTTTGAGGAGAGATTCTGATGCACTACATAGACAAGGAAACGAATGATTGGCCGTTGAGTGTGGATGCAATAGCGCAGGAAAACCCCGACTGGGCGAATCCCTGGCTGCTGCCTCGCTACGCGCCGATCACCGAGGCGGCAGCAACCATTGAGTACGACCGACTCACGCAAAAGCTGGCTCATAAATCTGTGCTCGACGTGATCGACGGCGTGCATGTCTGGGGCTGGGAAGCCGTGCCGCTGGATGCCCAAGAGTTGGCTGAAATGCAGGCAAAGGAAGAGGCACGCAGGCAGGCTCAGCTTGAGGCCATGCGCCTGGCGCGCCGGGTCACAAAACGCCAGGCGTTGCTAGCTCTCTGGGATCTGTGCGAGATCAAGGAGTCGGACATCCTGGCCGTCATCGACGCTGTTGAGGATGCAGGCGCACGCTACAGGATGCAAGTGGATTGGCAGGGCGCGCTCTACATCGAGCACGACAGCCCCACGGTGCTGCTGCTTGCTCAGGCTCTCAACATCACGCAGCGGCTCGGAGAGCTGTTCGACTATGCGGCGACGCAATAGCTGCACACAACGCGACCCCATCACAACCCGCCTCGGCGGGTTTTTTCATGCCCGGAGGAGGGCACATGGACAACAACTGGTTCGATCAACTTCTACCCAAAGTGCCGGGGATTCTCGGCAGTGCAGGAGCGCTTATGTGGATGCAAGGTACATGGCCGCGTAAGGGGGCAATGCTGGTGCTCGGGATCGCGGCGAGCAACTACGGTACGCCTGACTTCGTGGTGGCGACAGGCCTTTCCGAGGGGCTGGCCGGTTTCGTTGTCGGCATGTTCTCGATGACTGCGGCCGACTGGGTGTTCCGGGCGTGGGATCAGTTCGCGCTCGGGCCGTTGCTCAATGAGTGGGTGCGCAAGCGCCTGGGCCTGCCGCCAAAGGATGGGGGTGCTGTATGACCCCCCATTTCAGCTTGGCTGAACTCACGGCCAGCGCCACGGCGCAGCGCCAGGGCCTGGACAACACGCCCACGCCCGAGGCCCTGCAGCGCCTGGCGCTCACGGCCGCGATGCTGGAGCGCGTGCGCGCCCATCTGGGCGTGCCAATCATCGTGACCAGCGGCTACCGCTCGCGCGCTGTCAATGCGGCCGTTGGCGGCGTCATAAGCAGCGACCACGCGATAGGAGCGGCAGCTGACATCATCGCTCCGAAGTTTGGCACGCCGCACGCCGTGGCCAAGGCCCTGGCCCCTCAAGTCAACTCCCTCGGCATCGGGCAAATCATCTATGAGAGCGTGGGCGGCAAGCACTGGGTGCACCTGTCCACGCGCGTGCCGGACAAGCCCGTGAACCGCGTGATCACCGTCAGCGGAAAAAACACACTGGCGGGCATCCAGGAGGTCTAGATGCTGGCACTCCTCAAATCCCGCGCCTGGCAGTTCCTCGCCCTGTTGCTGGCCGCGCTGCTGCTGTGGCAGAGCGTAGGCCATCTGGTCGCTTTGCGCGCCGCCGACAAGGCCCGCGCCGACCTGGCTACCGAACGCGCGGCCGCAGCTGCAGCGGCTGCCGATACCTCCGAACGCTATCGAAAACTGGAAGGCACCTACCGTGAAAATCTCGACTCAATCACCCGTGAGGCGCAGCATGCGCAGGCGCGCGATGCAGCTGACGCTGCTGCTGCCCGCGCTGTTGCTGGCCGGCTGCGCGACGACCTCTCCGACTACCTCACCCGTCACCGTGCGGCCGCCAATGCTCGCGCCGCTGCCGGACAGTGCTCGCCAGACAACGGCGCCCTCGATCTGCTTGCCGAGTTGCAGCGCCGCGCTGATGAGCGAGCGGGAGAACTGGCGCGCATTGCTGACGACGCCCGGATGCGGGGGCTTGCTTGCGAGCGAGCTTACATCGCAGGCCGGGCCATGAACGAAGTCATGCTCGGTGAGCAATGA